GAAGAACCAGCACGATCGGTGTCTAGATGAAGAGCTACAATGCGTTGTTAGTGGTAAGTATATATTGCTACCAGCCCACGTCGATTGCCAGTCGGCAAGAGTTGATTTGTATCATAGCTATGAGCATTTCAAGAATAAGCATGTGGAAATGGAAAATGTGGACATTAAGCTTGTCAAGAGCTTTTATTCCTGTGATTTAGCAGTATACGAGATGGTAGGACCAATTCCTTTGTACAAAAAATGTTGGAATTTGTTCTCCGAGTCCAGCGAGAAGAACCCAAATATGTACATTGGTAATTCGATAGGTTATTTTCCGGTGGTACTTGGCGCTACAGTGCGACCAAATGACGAACAAGTGCGATATAGTAGATTCATGCAGAATGGTAAGACAACATTTGACCACGCACCTGCGTCTGGTCTCTTAACACCACTCTCGGCTGAGGGAATGTGTGGAACGGTAATCATATCAGCATCGCATGGTATAATCGGCTATCACGTAGCAGGGAATGACACTAATGGCTTTTGTGTTATTCCATCGAAGACCGTAGCAACGGAAATTCGTAACATCATGCTAACAGGACCGGAAAGTAAATTTGACATCGACGACAAAGTTATACCTAACTGCTCAGGCGCACGCTTGCGCTATCAAGCAGGACAGGTGGAAGTAGCAAGATCTTTGGCTTCCACATCATTTGTGCCTACCGTATTTCATGCTGAGTACAATAGTGATGTAGCAGCGTTATGCAGCGGTATAACGCAAGAGCACACTATAGCACCATTGGAGCCCGTGGGCAAGAAGATCCCACCAATTTTTGGAGAGCATCCACGCAAGCTACTCGCCGATATCTCAAAGAAGACCTTTAAGAGGCAAGGGTTCATAACGGGAGAAGAACGACAATTTATATCAAAGGTCATGGAGCATATGCTCATACCGTACGACGACGTAACGGATCAAGAGTGCGCATTTGGAGGAGAGTTTGTAGGCGCATTGAATAAGGATTCAAGCAACG